GACGCAAAAATATAGAAAAGTTCCCCCTAAAACCCTATTGGGTTTTCCCCCTAAAAGGTTACACCCCCTATAAGACGTAAAGGGGGTATGGGTTTTTTTATGGAGGTTACTTGTCTACAAATTTTTTATAAATTGGCACCATAAGTATATATACCCCACCGTATTGCGTATATATGGTTTGGAGAAATAGTATGGAGCGACCTAAGAGATATTTGTTGAGTGTAGGTCGTGACCGATTGCGAGGTAAGATACTGTCTGAGATGTGGCAGATATGTGAGATAGAGGAGAGTAGCATGGCAGATGAGATATGGGATGCATTGTATATGCATGTGGAGAGGCACCGTGATTTACTTGATAAGGGCAACGGGAGTGGTTTGATGGACAGGGAACCCCAACCTGACTTTAGCCTGCCTGAAGAGAACGAGCATTTTGAGAAGCAGATAGACGAGATGGTTGAGGAGGCTAAGGAGCCAGAGGAGAAGGTTTACAAGAATGTATTTGATGATGTAGTGAAGGACGAGGCCATGGAGGCAGCAGCTATTGAGGTAGAGGAGGTGCTTGATGAGGAGCGTACAGAGTCACGAATTGTGGATAGCCGCAATATGTATGGACGTAAGGAGAGGGCATGAGCGTAGGGCGACCAGCGAAATACAGTATTAGTGACAAGCAGGAGGCATTTGGGTTGTATATTAATGGAATGAGTCATCGTGAGATAAGTGAAAAATTGAATGAGCGTTATGATTGGGGGATTAGTATGCGTACTATTCAGAAGTGGAGTGAGAAGATGGGNTGGCCTGAGCAGTTAAAGCAGGTGGAGTTGGACTTGGCAGAGGAGGTCAAGAAGACAGTGGTTAGGGATATGGGCGCACGTATGGCAGAGGTTGAGGAAGTAAGGCAGGAGTTTCTGGGTAGGTTACGAAAGGGTGGTGCCGAAATAAGGGGCCACGAGTTTGCGAAGTTGACGGACATGTTGAACAGCATGAGTGATTTGCAGGGAGAGAAGGACGAGTTGGTGAATCATATTAATCGTAGTATTCAGAAGGCGTTGGAGGAGACCGACATAACGCGGGCCAAGAAGCAGCATTTTTTGCGCAAGTATGTGGCCTTGTTGCGGGGTGACTTGGATGAGTGATTTTGATTTGAATGATATGGTGGATTTCTTTGCGAAGGGCAAGGGGAAGAAGAAGGTGAAGGTATTGTTGTTTGACGAGGAAGGCATAACTGAGGTAAAGGGGAAGGAGGAAGGTGACGAAAGTGAAGAAGCGTAATGGGTTGAGTGATGATTTCATACCGGGAAAGCGGAACCACGAATTTACGGATGATGACATAAAGCGAGTAGTGAAGTATATGGATATACGGGCTTATTGTTTGCAGAAGATGAAGAACACCAAGGAGTTTCGCAAGGAGCATTGGATGTTCAACCAGTGTGGAAGGTGTGATGAGGAGAACTTCCGGGTGTATATGCAGGGGATTTTCGATGCCTGTTCGGATGTATTGGGTTGGATGGAAGGTAGGATTGACAGTGACTGATTTTGTTTACTCTGTTCTTATCGCGATAGGAATCATTATAATTGCGTTGGGGGTTGTAGCATGGATGAGTTTGCGGGGGAAGAATGGGTGAACATGGTCTGGTGGTTTGTATTCGTTGTGACCGAGAGGTANTTCATGGTCAGCAGGGATACCACTATTGTAAGACGGTTGGATTCTGTATGTGGTGTGCTAAATGAAGTGGAGGTTTGATTGTTTCGTGTGTGGGTTGCGTTGGGAGGAGGAACACAAGGATATAGGTGAGTCGGAGTTCATATTCAGCGACAAGAAGGAGGGCAGGCCGATGGTAGACTGTCCAGCTTGTTACAAGGATGACATTCACACGCCGTTGTTGGGCGACATGGTAGGTAATCGTGGGTAAGAAGATGCACAAGTTTCATTGGAAGCACGATAATTGGACATCGTGTGGTCTTTATGTATCGAACACGGAAGGGAGTATGGATATTAGGGCATCGGATGTAGATGTTGAGGTTACATGTTTGGCTTGTAGCAGTAGAATGAGGAGGATGTATGAGGAAGCAGGAGCAGAGGAACAAGGTAAGTAGGTTACTTAGGATTTCCAATCGCAACCGTAACGCATTCCGTTGGGGTGCTGGTGAGACAGACGCGCACATTGATATGAAGTTTCAGATTTGTAAACAGTTGAAAAAATGGGGACATGAGTTCTATACGGAGGTTATATTCGATTCGAGCGGTTTGAGGGCCGACATCATAGATGCGGACACTGGTGTGGTCTACGAGGTCCATAATACGGAGCCTGCGGCCAGTCTGGTAGAGAAATCGAGGAATTATCCGCTTGAGGTACGCTTTATTGATGCCAACAAGGAGTTTGACGCCAAGGAGATGCAATGAACGACGATTTTGACTTGGATTTGGAGGATGGGCATGCAGGGGAGAGGGTTGTACGGCATTTCGTGGAGCGGAACTGGTACAAGCAGTTCATCAAGTACAATGATGACAGTGCCTACGATATATTGTTCCAGAACAACAACGAGGAGCCGATGACCTTCGAGGTCAAGACCGATTACTGGGAGCAGGAGATGCACCAAGGAGGCTCAGGTAACATGGCAATCGAGTACAAGTGCAGGGGCAAGAAGAGCGGAATCCGAAAAACCAAGGCCAAGTTCTTTGCGTATTACTTTCCCAACATAAGTGACGAGCAGTTATGGATAATCAGGGTCGATAAGCTAAAGGAGTTGCTGAATGAGCGCAATTTCAAGGCGGTGGATGGTGGTGAGAGGTATTACGATAGCGAGGATAAGGTAACGCGGTGTTATTTGATACCCAGATTTGAATACAAGCAGCATTTTATGAGATTTACTTACGATGGAAGGGGGTGGTTGACATCATTAGAATCATAAAGGACGGCGAGGTGCTTGACGAGACGGAGGACCTGCAAGAGATTCACGAGAAGTTGCATTTGTATGACAAATACATTAAAGAAGTGTTGGTCCGTGTAGCGAAGCATAAGTATGAATGACAGTAAGTACATCACGAAGGCGATAGCGGGGGCCTTGGAGATAATGAACGAGCAGCCCTTGACATTGGGCGAGTTCGTGGATGAGGTGATGCAGGACTACATGGTGCTGGAGCCGGGGGATTACGTCAAGTTAGGCCAGATGCACGCGGAATGGGAAGAAAACTTCAAGAAGGGTGATTACACGGCCATAATCTGCGCAAGGGGCCACCTGAAGACGACATGGGGGCTATGTGTGCTGGCCTACCACATGCACAGGCAGCGGAATTTCCGTGCGTTGTATATTTCGGCGACACTGGAGCAGGCTTGGGACAAACTGGAGCAATTTGAGGAGCTTTGTAAGCGAAGTTGGCGTCTGAGCAACTATCTTCAGAAGGTGGAAGACAAACGGGTGACAATACGCAAGGGAGCAAAATATTTCAACAACGGAAGTAGAGTCCATGCCGCCAGTATTGGGAAAGCCCTTGAAGGTCCGCACGTACACATGATAATACTGGATGATGTTTTGCAGGAGTTTCCAAATCTGACGGATGATAAGGTAATTCATTACGTTCAGAGGGTTGTCCTTCCGATGCGTCTTCCCAAGTCGCAGATGATTCTGGTAGGGACCCAGAAGAGAGTCGGTGACATAACAGATTGGGTGAGTGAGAGTGGCGAGTGGAATGTGATTCGACATCCTGCTTTATTGGAGGATGGAACCCCAAGGTGGCCGGAGTATTGGGATAAGGACCGGCTGGAGAAGGAGAGGGAGACGATGGGAAGTAGAGCATTCGAGAGTGAGTATATGCTGAATCCCTTGGACCCTGAAAGTGCGGTTATTCCGTATGAGGTATTGCAGAGATGTCTGGACATTAATCTGGATATGGGGTTGCCAGAATACGATGACGATATAAGCGTCATAATGGGCGTAGACCTCGCGGTGGGGATGAACACTCAGAATGACGAGACGAGCTACTGCATTGTGGCTCATAATAAGAAGAACGAGCATCGTAGGCTCTTGTACAGTTGGACAGGCAAGGTAATGGCACAGGGGAGTGGTTGGTTAGAGACTCAGGTGTTGAAGATAAGAGAATTGGCGAAAAGGTTTAATCCAGATACGATAATGATAGAATCGAATGGGTATCAGAGGCTTGTGGTCCACAGTGCGGGCGACTTGGCGGGGCTTCCTGTCGAAGGGCATAACACGGGACGAGAAAAGCATAGTCACGACGTTGGGATACCGGGCTTGGCCTTGGAGTTTGAAAAGGAGAGGTATTCAATCCCTTGGAAGAAGGAAATCAGGGAGGCCAGCAGACCGGGACCGAGAAAGCTGACGGAGGGACTGGCGAGGCTGGTTTACGGAAAGAATGGAAGGTTGGAGGGCCACACCCCAGATGCGGTGATGGCGTTGTGGATGTGCGAGTTGGCAATCAAGGGAATGAACCGGAAGGGTCTGGCCTACGCGAACTGGGATTATATGTAGAAAGAGTTATATATATCTGCTATATACATCCAGTCCAACCAAGCCATGAAGAAACGAATACGGTTGGAGATTTACGGAATCAGCACGGAGACCAAGACAAGTCTGAAGGAGATTGCTAAAGCCGAGAATGTACCGACTGGTATCCTGATAGAACCTGTACTCAGGAGATACGTGAGGGAGTATCATGGCCGATAAGAAGGACCGTTACAAGATACCCAGTGGTGTCAAGGAGGAGGCCCGACAGGGAAGGACTTTGAGGACGTTACATGGTTATGGTGGCGGGAAAGTGACCAAGGCCATAAATTACAAGTTACGGACGCAGAAGGATGTAGGGTACCAGACCGCGGTGAAGGTGGACACTTATTACAGAAGGCATGAGGATGTGGACCCCAAGGGAGAAAACTTTGATAACCGCAAACAACCCAGTAAAGGATTCATCATGTGGAAGATGATGGGCGGCAACCCCGGACAGGGATGGAGCCGGAGATTGAAGAAGAGTCTGGACGTGATTCAGAAAAGAGAAAGGCTTAATAAGATAATTAAGACACTGGAGGCAATACATGGCATGGTACGATAGATTCCGCCGCAAGCCAATCCGCAAGGTATCTGCGCTGGAGGAGATAATATCAAGGGACAGCAACCAGATATTGAAGGAGGCAAGGACTCCGGTTTATTCTGCAATGGGCAGTATGGGTTCGTTCAAGGACTCGATACTTCCTCCAGTGGACCAGAGTTATCTGGAACAGTTGGCTGACAGGTATTCTCATCTGCGCACCGTAATCACTCGTATAGCTTCACAAGCCGTTGCTAAGGGGTGGGAATACCACGCTGTCGGCGACAAGGGCGACAAGGAAGAAAGAAAGATAATGGAGGGCTTATTGAAGGACCCGACGGACGGGGATGCAGATATTTCTGGAATGGAACTGTTCAAGGCGATGATACGCCAGCTTGAGGTGTTTGATGATTGCTGGGTCAGTATCGTCTATGACCGGATAGAGGGCAGCGAGGATAAGTTAGTAAAGCAGTTATGGATAGAGGACGCAAAACATATGCGGTTCCATGTGGACGAGTATGGTAGGTTCAAGGATGATGAATGGTTCGACACGGTAACGCGTGAGTTGGTAGATGGGAAGAAGGCCAAGACCGAGGGGGGATTCCCTGCGGAGAAGATAGCGTACTTCTATGACCAAGGCACGGAGAAGGATAAAATCCCGTTTGCGCGGGATGAGATAATTCATTTCAACAAATACAGTGCGAATGCCAGACTATATGGGCAGTCGCCAATTATAGGTCTTTCCAAGAAAATCGAAACCGCGCTCGCGATTGAAAATTTCCAAAACAAGATTTATCGTTTGGAAAGGCCACCCAAGGGTTTTCTGGACATCCCCGGACATGATGAGGAAAGTCTCAATCGGTTAGGAGAGTACATCGCGGAGGAGACCAGAAGGAATCCGAACTTTGTACCAATCATCAGTAGCAGGGGTGAGGGTGTCTCGGCAGGTCAGGCCAAGTTCGTACCTGTGATGCCCAACATGGACGAGTTGATGGCGTTACCATATATGGAACGAATCAACAATGACATAAATGCATCTTATGGAGTTATGCCGATAGTGACGGGCAACATATCGGGGGTCGGTGGATTGAACTCGGAAGGTGAGCAGATAAGCCTGTTTGACAGGACCATCCGTGAAACCCAGATGTGTATTGAGATGGGGTTCATCAAGCCCTTGCTGAAGTTGATGGGAATCAGGACATGGAAGTTGCAGTTCGCGGACATCAACGTGAAGAACGAGCAGCAGCAGTTGGCCAACATGTTACAGAAGGCGAATATCATTACAGTATTGAATAAGGTGGGGGTCAAGGCCACACTGGACAAGGACGGGAATCTGGTACTTCCAGATGAGCCGACGGTGGTTATGCCGGAGGAGGCAAAGCCAGAGGTCGGTGCGTTAAAGCCATGAAGAATGCA